ACCGATGTGCAGCCCGCCGCCACACAGGCACGCGCTGCGCTCTCGGCATAGTCCCAGCCCGGCGCATCTCGGTCGGGCCAGATCACGACATGACGCCCGGCCAGCGGCGACCAATCGGTCTTGTCCACCGGCGCCTTGGCGCCGTTCATCGCGGTGGTGGCGGTGATGCCGATGGTGTTCAGCGCCTGCGCCGCCTTCTCGCCCTCGACCAGGACAACCTTCCTCGACACCGCGATGGCCGGCAGGTTGAACAAAGGCCTGGGGTCCGGGGCCCGCCACATGCGGGCGCGCACATCCCAGGGCCGGTACTCCTTTCCTGTCGGCGGATCGAACCGGTAGACGCAGGCGATGAGTTCACCGTCTGCGGTGAGGTAGTCCCACTTGCCGGTGTAGGGCCCCAGCTCGTCAACCGCCGTCGTTCGCGCATCGCGACGCGGCACGCTCACTGGGGCCGACGCCATACCGAGCCACTGTCGGATCCCCTGGGCGAGCAGCGGAAAATCCATCTTGGCCGACAGATGGTGCGCGCTGGCCCACAGATCGATGACGTCGCCGCCATCGCCGGTGGCGAAGTCGGTCCACAGGCCGCGCTTGGCACCATCAAGTTCGACCACGAGGCTCTTGCCAGCCGCGCCGTCGACATCGCCGACATAGAACTTGCCGCCGCGGAAGCGACCCTGCGGGAAGAACTCCTGCAGCATCGTCTCCAGCCGGTCGAGCAGCCCAGCGCGCAGCGCGCCGGTGTCGCTCGCGTCGAAGCTGCGTTGCTCGCCTGCATCGTTGAAGTCGAACCAGTCCAGGACCGCCGCCGTCATGCAGCGCTCCAGCAGCGGTCCTGCCAGGCGCAGAATTTGCACTCGAAGTGGGTGGGCGTGGTTGCCAGGCGCGGCAGGATTTCGCCGGCGGCGGACGCTGAGATCACCCGGACAGCCCGATCGGACATGCGCTGTGCCAGCCCGCCGTCGAACGGCACCAGCTCGAACCAGATCTCCTGGGAGTCCTTGTTGATGGCGGTGAACAGCGCCGGGCTCTGCGAAATGCCGGGGATCGCGCCCTCCATGTAGGCCTGATAGACGGCCAGCTGCGCCGCATAGACCGGCTTGGAGAGGGTCACGCCTTGCTTAACCGTGTCGCGCCAGGACTTGTCGCTCATGGTCTTGCACTCCCAGAGTGACGGGCACCGCAGTGCCAACGAAGCCGGCGCAGAGGCGATGACGCCATCGACGTGGCCGCGGATGCGTCCGTCGGCGACCGAGAACCCGAACTGCCCGCCGCTTGCCTTGCGCGTGTAGAGGTCGAAGCCGGCGAGCCGCAACCAGCGAATCGCCAGGTCTTCCAAGGCGTGACCGACCTCGAAAACGCGCAGCAGGCGACCTGGAAAGTCGCGGCCGGCGTCAACTGGCACATGCAGGTACTCGTACTGCAAAGCCCGCTCGCATGCCACGCCGAGCCTGGAGCCGCCGAGATAGGTGCGTGGTGATTCGCCCTTGCGTTCCTCGACCAGCGCTGCGTCGATGAGGTCGCTGATCTGGTCGTGGATCTTGGGCCGGTGGTTGAAGTCCAGCATCAGAACGGCGCTCCCCCACGGGCCGGCTGTCCCTGGCGGGCCAGGCGCTGTTCCAGGAATTCACGATCCTTGGCGGCCATGCGCTCATGCTCTTCGAGCATGCGGTCCTGATAGGCGGTCACCACCGTCTCGATCAGCGTCAGCACCTCCTCACGCGTGTACTCGGCCAGCGGGCGTTGCATGCCGATCTCGCCGACGTATTCGCCCAGCGGCTGCAGGCAGGCCTGCATCGCGGCAACTTCCATTTCACTGGGATCGATCATCTGACCCTCCGTCTTGTTCATGAGGTGGCAGAAGGCGTCCTGGCACCGACGACAGCAGAACACCCATCGATCGGAGGTGCGTGCGGGATCGCTGGGCTTGAGCCGGGGGTTGAACCAGCCGTAGCCCTTGGCTTGGCGGCAGCAGACTGCACATCTCACGCGGCCTCCAGAAGACTGTCGTTGGCCGCTTCGACGAGGCGCTTGATCGATGCCTTGTTGAACTGGAACGACAACAGGGCTGAGGCCTGGTAGCGCGTCATGCCGAAGTCCGCCCGCATCTGCTGGGGCAAGAAACTCAGCTGCTTGGGGGTGGGCGGCTCGTTGAGCCAACGCCGGGTCTTGTGTGCCGAGTCCGCGGTCTCGTGGTCGTTGAGCCAGTCGTCGGCCTTGGCCATGCAAACCATGCGCTCACCGACCGCAAGCAGGTGAGAACTCAGCCCGTTGCCGCCGCCCACCGCGTGCCAGCGCCCGTTGAGGAAGAAGACGCCGGCCCAGGCGTTGAAGCCGGTGGCCATCAGCGCATCGTCTTGGCCGAACAGGTCGCACCAGCGGAAGTTGGACCGCTTGAGCAGGTCGATCTCGCTCATCACGAAATCGGTCAGGACATCGTGGTCGCGCTCTTGTCGCTCCCACACAAAGCCACACAGCGGACACTCCATGCAGGCGAGCGGCACGACGGCGTCGCACTCGGGGCAGTCCTTCGTCGGCGCCACACCGTCACTGGTGTGGCCATCGAGGCTGACCTCCTGCTCAAGGCACCGGTGCATCAGGCTGGCCGTGCCGAAGTCGAGCACGATGCAGTCGGTCTTGATGACGCCCGGAAACTCCTCCGGGTCCACAGTTCGCAGGCCGCGGCCGACCATCTGAATGAACGTGCTCTTGTACGAGCTCGGCCGCAGCAGCACGACGCAGCCGGTCGGGGTGTAGTCGTAGCCCTCGGTGAGCACCGCGACGTTGACCACCACCTGGGCTTGGCCAGACTCGAAGTCGCCCAGGCGCCGTTTGCGGTCGGCATCGGACAGGTCGCCGTGCACGAGCACCGCGGTCACGCCGGCGGCGACAAACGCGTCGCACACGTTCTGCGCGTGGGCCACCGTCGAACAGAAGACGATGGTCTTTCGCGCGGCCGCCCTGTCCTTCCAGTGCCTGATGACCGCCTCGGTGATCAGACGCTTGTCCAGGATCGAGGCGACCTCATCCATGTCGAAGTCCATCGCGGTCCGGCGCACCTGCTTCAGCGCCTCCTGCACACCGACGTCGATCACGAACGTGCGCGGCGGCACCAGATGGCCGGCGGCGATCATCTCGCCGAGCGTGATCTGGTCGGCCACGTTGGAGAAGACCTCACGCAGTCCCTGACCGTCACCGCGGTTCGGCGTGGCCGTGACGCCGAAAATCGCCGCCGTGGGATTCCTGGCCAGCACCTTGTCGATGACCGTCCGGTAGGTCGGCGACGAAGCATGGTGTGCCTCGTCGATGACCAGCAGATCGAGCGTCGGCATCTGGACCAGATGCGTCGGCCGCGACAAGGTCTGGACCATTGCGAAAGTGGCCTGGCCCTGCCACGACTTCTCGTTGGCGTCGAACACCGAAGTGCTGACCCCGGGGTTGACGCGGCTGAACTTGCTGCGGTTCTGCCCGGTAAGCTCAGTCCGGTGGGCGAGGATGCAGGCCTTGGCGTCGGGCTCCTTCAGCAGTCGGCCTGCGACCGCCGACAACATGACGGTCTTGCCGGAGCCGGTGGGCGCCACCGCCAGGGTGTTGCCGTACTCATCGAGCGCCGCCAGCGTGCGCTCGACCAGTAACGATTGACGAGGTCGAAGCATCATGGCTGTGACCCTCCCTTACTGGGCCCAGCTGGGCCGGCCCGGCACCGGTGACGGTGCGGAGGAACGGCCCGTGGCCTGAGCGTAGGCGTTGGGCGCAGCGGGGGTGGTCGCCGGCACGGCGGTTGCGCCGGCCATCACCGCGGCGTAGTCCTTGTGGTCAGGCGTGATCGCCGCCTTGATGACGCACTTGTCCTGGCCGTTCTGGTCCTTGTCCCAGTCCACCTTGCCGAGAAACTCGACGCCTTCCAGATCTGCGAAGCCACTGATGCGGCGCGCGTTCTGCGCGGCAGGGCTGCTGTCGCCAGGGTGGATGCCGCGCGCCGAGTTGAGGACGGCCTTGATGAAGGTCCGGCCCATGTTGGCCCACTCCGGACCCTTGGGGCTGTGCAGGCCGATCAGCGACCACATCTTGCGGCGCGCGTACTTGCCTTCGGTGACTACGAACTCGCAGTTCAGGTACACCGAGCCGGTGGTGGCGCTGCGGGTCGCGAAGCCGCCAGTCCAGCCCTGCGACGCGTCGTCGTAGCCACCGGGGCGGATCGTCATGCGCACGCGGACGAGCTCGCCCTTGGGGATCAGGTCGAAGGAAGTTTGCTCAGGGGCGGAATTGAAATCGAAGTAGGTCATGTTCAGGACTCCTGATTCGGATTGGATTCGGGGGTGGTGGTGGCGGGCGGCCGAGCGAACTCGAGGCGCTGCAAGGCGGGCTTGGCGGGGCCGGCGATCTTCTGCATGAGCCGGCCAAGGTGCGGTTCCT